AACCGAAGAGTTCACTGTAACCTTCAGTGTTCAATACTTCACTATTGGTAACTCTCTTGAGTCCAACACTGGTTCCGTAGGTGAAACTCTGATTCAGTGATAAATACTAGAACAGAAGTCTAGTATTAATCATAATGGCCAGATTGTTTGGTTTTTCTATTGAAGATAAAGAAAAGACCTCGCCTGGCATAGTGTCTCCAGTTCCTCCCACCAATGAGGATGGTTCTGAACACTATGTCAGTTCGGGGTTTTTTGGTTCTTATGTAGATATTGAAGGTACATATAAAACAGAAAACGATCTTATTCGTAGGTATCGTTCGATGGCACTCTATCCTGAGTGTGATAGTGCTATCGAAGACATTGTAAATGAAGCAATCGTTTCAGATACCAATGATAGTCCTGTTCAGATTGAATTGTCTAATCTGAATGCCAGTGATGGTATCAAAAAGAAAATTAGAGAAGAGTTCAAATATATTCTTGAGTTACTTGACTTTGACAAGAAGGCTCATGAGATTTTCCGTAATTGGTATATTGACGGAAGACTCTACTATAATAAAGTTATTGACCAGAAGAATCCAACTGCAGGTATTCAAGAACTGAGATATATTGATTCTTCTAAGATGAAATATGTCAGACAGTTGAAGAAAAAAGGTAAAGATAGTGTTCAAGCATCTGTAACTCAATATCAATATTCAGAAGGAACTGGATATGACTTCCCAGAGATTGAAGAGTTTTTCATCTACACTCCAGGTAATATGGGGAGTGGTACTGGTTCTAACTCCACTACTTATGGTGGAACGACAAAAGGTGTCAAAATGACCCGTGATTCTGTTACCTATTGTACTTCTGGATTGGTAGACAGAAACAAGGGATCAACCCTGTCCTGGTTACACAAAGCAATTAAACCACTCAATCAGTTGATGATGATTGAGGATTCACTTGTTATCTATCGTCTTTCTAGAGCACCTGAAAGAAGAATCTTCTATATTGATGTTGGTAACCTTCCTAAGATGAAGGCAGAACAATATCTCCGTGATGTTATGATGCGTTATCGTAACAAACTGGTATATAACGCAGACACTGGTGAAATCAAAGATGACAAGAAGTTTATGTCCATGATGGAAGACTTCTGGTTGCCTAGAAGAGAAGGTGGTCGTGGTACAGAGATTACTACACTTCCTGGTGGTCAAAACCTTGGTGAAATTACTGACATTAACTATTTCCAAAGAAAACTTTACAGATCTCTGAATGTACCTGAGACCAGAATTGAAGGTGAAGGTGGAGGAATGTCATTGGGTCGTTCTTCTGAAATCTTGAGAGATGAAGTCAAGTTCTCCAAATTTGTTGGAAGAATGAGAAAGAGATTCTCTTCAATGTTCAGTGACATGTTGAAGACCCAATTGATTCTGAAAAACATCATTACTCCTGAAGATTGGGAGTATATGAACGATCATATTCAGTATGACTTCCTATATGATAATCACTTTGCGGAACTGAAAGAAGCAGAACTTCTGACTGAAAGAATGAACCTTCTTCAGACTGTTGAACCTTACATTGGTAAGTACTACTCTCAAGATTATGTCAGAAGAAATATTCTTCAACAAACTGATAGTGAGATTCTTGAGCAGGATGAACTCATTGAAAGAGAGATTGAGAATGGTATCATTCCTGATCCAAATGCAATGGCAGATCCTATGGCTATGGAAGGTGGTGTTTCAGAACCAACACCAACAGAACCTACTAATGCAATTCAAGCACCCACTACTCCTAAAGATCCTGATTTAGGTGATCAGGGAGTCATCTAAATAACAACGTAATGATTTCTTTAAACCATGGATGAACTTATGGATTTGTTGGTGACGGACGGAAGTTCCTCACAAATCAGTGATCGTATTAAAGATGTTCTTTTTGCAAAGAGTGCAGAAAATATTGAAGCAATCAGACCAAATGTTGCAGCATCAATATTTGATGGTGATGTAAATCTTGACACTGAAGATGGTGGTCAGGTTGAATTTGAGTCTGATATGGATTTTGATTCTGAACCAGAAACAGAAGAATAATAAATAACTACTATACAACTATTGTAATTAAAGATAATGTCTGCGACAAAACCAGTAGGTGTTAATACAACCTTTTCTACAAGTGCAACTTCTACACAATCTGTAGTGTTTGCCCAACAGAGTGATTCACTCAGAATTGTTGCAGAAGGTGCAGGAGTTCATGTTGCTATTGGTACAAATCCAACCGCAACTGTAGATGATTTCTATGTGTCAACTTTTGATACTGAAGAAATTTCTATTGGACCAGTAACATCACAAAGAGTTGTAGGTATTACAACAGGAACTAAAACAATTTTGGATTTTCCTGAGGGAATTGCTTCACCATTTGTTGTCGGTGATGCTGTTTCATTAACAGTTTCTGGTGTATCTGCCTTTGATTTTGAACATAAGATTGTAAGTGAAGTTAAGACATCAGCAAGATATGATGGATATCATAGTACAAGAATTGTGGTTAACCATGATTCAAGTAGTGTAACTGATGTTTACAATGAAAACAACTGGGCCCAGTTGAGAGGTTCTTTTAAGGTTGCCGTTAAGACTAATGCTGGAACTGGCACCGTCTTTTTACAACAAGTTCAAGTATCCTGAGAAAACAAATGAAACTCATTAGAGAAGAAATCGAATCAGTAGACTTTATCGTTGAAGAAAAAAACGGTAAAAAATCTATGTTCATTGAGGGTATCTTCCTTCAGGGAGATCTCAAGAATAGAAATGGTCGTATGTATCCTATGGAGACTCTGAGAAAAGAAGTCCAGAGATACACTGAAGCACATATCAATTCTGGTCGTGCTCTTGGTGAACTTGGTCATCCTGACGGTCCTACCGTTAATCTCGACAGAGTGTCACATAAAATTGTTTCTCTCAAAGAGAGTGGAACCAATTTCATTGGTAAAGCAAAAATCCTTTCTACCCCTATGGGTAAGATTGCTGAGTCATTGATTTCCGAAGGTGTGAAACTTGGTGTTTCTTCCAGAGGAATTGGTTCACTCAAGCAAACAAGAGAAGGTATCAATATTGTCAGTGATGACTTTATGTTATCAACTGCTGCCGATATTGTTGCCGATCCTTCTGCACCTGATGCTTTCGTTGAAGGTATTATGGAAGGTAAGGATTGGGTTTGGGATGGTGGAATTCTTAGAGAAGCCCAAGTCGCAAAGACTTATCAAACCATCAATACACTGGTTAGTCAAAAGCAGTTAGATGAAAAGAAACTTGATCTTTTCAATGACTTCTTAAACAATCTGTGATAAAAATAACAATTTATAAATAAATATAGATTAAATAAGGTTAATCGGAGAAAGTTCAAATGTCTCGTGGAGATCTACAAGAAATGGAGCAATCCAAAACTGCTGTGAATGCGAACGCCAAAGCCGCCGACCCAATGCAGCAACTCTCAAATCCTGGCGAAGGATTATCTGGTTCATACGAAGATCTTGGTGGTCCTACCCCCGAGAACTACAAGCCTGACAACGATTCTGCAAAGCTCAAAGAGCCTCAGATCGCAACTGTCAAGGACGTAGTCAATAAAGGCGCAAAACCAGCAGATCCAATGAAGAAAATGGCCAAAGAAGAAGTAGCAACAGAAGAGGAGGTTCTTGAAGAGGACCAAATCGAAACTTCCGAAGAGGTCGTTGCAGAAACCGAAGAGTATGACATCGAAGAAGATGTTAATGCTCTCCTCGGTGGTGAAGAACTCTCCGAAGAATTCAGAGAAAAGGCTAAGACCATCTTTGAAGCCGCTCTTTCCTCCAAGGTAAGAGAAATCCAGGAAACCCTGGAGACCCAATACGCTGAGAAGTTGGCTGAAGAAGCCCAATCACTCAAGGGTGAACTTCAAGAGCGTGTTGATTCCTATCTTGAGTACGTTGCTCAAGAATGGATGACTGAGAACCAACTCGCCATCGAGCATGGTCTCAAGACTGAAATGACTGAGTCCTTCCTGTCTGGTATGAAGGGACTTTTTGAAGAACATTATGTAACTATTCCTGAAGATAAATATGATGTGCTTGAGAGCATGGTAGAAAAACTTGATGATATGGAGACAAAACTCAACGAGCAGATTGATAAGAACATCTCCCTGAATCAGCGTCTGGCAGAGTCAGTAGCCGATGGAATCCTTGATTCCGTTTCAGAGGGTCTTGCATCAACTCAGAAAGAGAAGCTCGCTTCACTTGCCGAAAGTGTTGAGTTTGAAAGTGAGGAAGAATATCGTGAAAAGCTGGAGACTCTGAAGGAGTCATACTTCTCCAGAACTACTACAGCAAAATCAGAAGCACCACAAACCTTGTCTGAGGGTGTTGATTCAACATCAGCCCCTACTGGAGCCAGTATGGACGCTTATCTCAGAACACTGGGTGCATTCAAAAAGTGAATTTAACATTCATTCAAACAAACAATTAACTTTATAGGTAAAAGCAAATGTTCCAATCCGAGCATCTGCAGGAAAAGTGGAGTCCACTTCTCGACTATGAGGGTCTTGATCCAATCAAGGACAACCATAGAAGAGCTGTCACCGCTGTCCTGCTCGAGAACCAAGAAAAATTCCTCCGTGAGGAGCAAGCATTCTCATCAGGTATCAACCTGATGGAATCCCCCACTAACTCTGCTGGATCCAATCCTGCTGGTTTTAGTGGTGCCGCAACCCCAGCTGGTCCAGTTGCAGGTTTCGACCCCGTACTGATCTCTCTGATCCGTCGTTCGATGCCTAACCTGGTCGCTTATGACCTGGCTGGTGTTCAACCAATGAGTGGTCCTACTGGACTGATCTTCGCAATGCGTTCCCGTTATGAAGATCAGGCGGGATCCGAAGCACTGTTCAACGAAGCTGATACTGCATTCTCTGGTCAGGATGCTGGTTTCGATCTGACTGGTGGTTTCTCCGACGTTAACGCTGGTCTGGGTACAACCTCACAGTCTGGTACTAACCCTTCTGTTCTGAACCCTGTCGGTACTGCTAACTCCCTCGGCTATAATGTCGGTCAGGGTATGCAGACTGGTGATGCTGAGAACCTGGATGGTACAGGTGCTAATGCATTCAACCAGATGGCCTTCTCGATCGAGAAAGTCACCGTTACCGCTAAGTCAAGAGCTCTGAAGGCTGAGTACTCACTGGAACTCGCCCAAGACCTCAAGGCTATCCACGGTCTGAACGCTGAAGCAGAACTTGCTAACATCCTCTCTACTGAGATCCTCGCTGAGATCAACAGAGAAGTCATCAGAACCATCTATAAGGTTGCTGAGCAAGGTGCTGTTTCTAACACTGCTACTGCTGGTGTATTTGACCTGGACATCGACTCCAACGGTCGTTGGTCTGTTGAGAAGTTCAAGGGTCTCCTGTTCCAAATCGAAAGAGACGCCAACGCGATTGCACAACGCACTCGTAGAGGAAAGGGCAACATGATTCTGTGTTCTGCAGACGTTGCTTCCGCACTCACCATGGCTGGTATCCTCGATTACACCCCAGCTCTGAACGCTAACCTGAACGTTGATGACACTGGCAACACCTTCGCTGGTACTATCAATGGTAAGTTCAAGGTCTATATTGACCCATATGCAGCTAACCTGACCTCAGGTAACGCTGGTGCTGGTAACCAGTACTACGTTGTTGGTTATAAGGGTTCTTCACCTTATGACGCTGGTCTGTTCTATTGTCCTTACGTTCCACTTCAGATGGTTCGTGCTGTTGGAGAGAACTCCTTCCAGCCCAAGATTGGCTTCAAGACCCGTTATGGTATTGTTGCTAACCCATTCGCTGAAGGCACTACTCAGGGTCTTGGTAGACTGCGTGTCA